GGTAACAGCGTTTGGGGATTTACCGGAGGTACTGGTGTAAGCGCAGGAGGCGGCGGAGCGGGTGTTCTTGCAAACGGTAGCAACTCTGCTTCAACGGTTGGAGGCAACGGAGGCTCAGGTGGTGGAGCCGGTGGAGCAGGAGCGAACCCGGGTGCTGGCGGCAACGGCGGCAACGGGTGCATACTTCTTTACTACTAATAGATTAGGATAAACACATGCCGGGATTAAGCACAGCAACGCCGTACGGATTAACGCTGCAACAAACAGTTACCAGCGGAACAACTGTCACTATCCCTGCCGGAATAAACTTCGTGTACGCAATTCTTGTCGGGGGTGGAGGCGGAGGGGGAAACACTTCTGCCGGCGCGGGAGGAGTGACAGCAGGTTGGGCGTATGTAAAAACAACAACAAACTGTATTATTGGAGCAGGAGGAACAGGAACAACAACTGCGGGTACTCAGGGTGGTTTCACATTACTTAGCAATTTAATCGCTGGCGGTGGTGGAGCAAGCGGAGCAACGGGAATTATTGGTGGAGCGGGCGGTAACGGAGCAGACGGCTCAACAAGCTTCTGGGGAAATGCGGGAGGAACAGCAACAACAGCACCGAATGCATACAGCGCAGCGGGTTCAGGGTCAGGAGTTTCCGGTGGCGGAGGAGCGGTCGGCGTAAGCGGTGGTTCAGGTTGGGCTGGCGGCGGCGGAAGCGCTAATGCAGCTACCGGACAAACTGGCGGAGCAAGTGTGTGGGGATTTACAGGAGGAACAAGCACCGGACAAGGCGGAGGCGGCGGAGCAGGATTATTAGCAAACGGAAGCAACGTAGCGTCAGGAGCGAACGGCGGTAACGGCGGTTCGGGCGGAGGCGGTGGTGGCGGTGGTTACAGCGTCGGTTCGGGAATAGGTGGCAACGGCGGCGGCGGTTGTATCCTTCTTTACTACTAAATAATAGGAGAAAAACATGACAGTACGATACGAATACAAAGCACCATGCTGCGGACACGAATACGCAGAGCAGCGCGGAGCAACAGAGCCAATGTTCTTTCCTACCTGCAATAAATGCGCAGGAGCAGATTACGAACTAATTAAGGAAACAAAGTTGGCGGAAGAGATTGAAGTACAAGCAGTACCGGAAATCGTAGAAGTAATTGAACCGGAAGTTGCGGAAATCGCAGCACCGGAAGAAGCTTCAGAATAAGTAAGAAGGGCGGCAAATGGCTACCACGTCATACCGGTATTTATTTGCCGACCTACTAACCAATTCAATCCTCGCGGAACTTCCAATTACGGGAGTCAATTTCACGCAGCAACTTAATACGGCAGGAACATTAACCGGCCATCTATTGCTATCGGGAGTAAACGCAGCGGGATTAAATGTCGCTAACGGAACAATCCCCGGCCGAACAGCAATCTATGTAGACCGAAATGGAACGCTGGTTTGGGGCGGCATACTGTGGCACCGAGAGTACAACTCGACAAGTCAGACATTGACATTCCAAGCAAGAGAGTTCCTGTCTTACTTCGAGCGACGCAGAATCACAGCAACAGCGGCATACACGAATGTAGACCAGTTACAACTAGCGCAGACACTCGTAAGCAACGCGCAAAGCGCAACCGGCGGCAACATTGGATTGCTGTATAACCAAGACCCGGCCTCAACAAGCACCTCCGGCGTACTGGTATCACGCACATACTACGGATACGAATACAAACAAGTACTCGCAGCGGTTCAGGATTTATCAAAGCAGACCACCGGCTTCGACTTCGAGATAAGCGTGTACTACGACGGCGACGGCAACCCGGCAAAGTCATTTAACACTTTCTATCCAAAGAGCGGAACGACCTACTCAACAACTAGCCCGTCAGCACCGGTGTTCCAGTTACCCGGAAACATTGTGGAGTACGAATACCCGGAAGACGGAACAATCGCGGCAAACACCGTGTACGCATTAGGAGCAGGAAGTAACGAAGGCAAACTCATTCAGACGGCAACAGACGCAACAAAGCTTGCCGCTGGTTGGCCGCTTCTAGAAGAGCAAGCAAACTACTCTGACATTACAGACTCAACATTGTTGGCAGGATTAGCAAGCGGGCAAATCCTTGCAACAAGTTATCCTCCAACAACTTTACGAGTCGTGGCACCGCCGGCGCAGGAACCGCAATTCGGCACATACCAAATCGGCGACGAAGTACGAGTGGTAATTACCGATAACAGATTCCCAAGCACGCTAAACGCGGTTTACAGATTAGTTGCACTCAGCGTTGTACCGGGAGAAGATGGTCCGGAACGAGTTACATTGACATTGACGACAGGAACCTACTAATGGGATACATCAATCAACCGTTTGACTTACGGGCATACTTCGACGACATTCTCAGCAGAATACGCAAGTTGGAAACGGCAACGCGATTCACAGTTCCAATCGTGACGACAGACCCTACAAATCCGCGCAACGGAGACATGTGGTACAACTCAACGAGCAGCCAATTAAAGTTTAAGAACAGCGCTGGTACAATTCAGGTCGTAACTCTTACATAACCCGAAAGGGCGCAAATGAACCTAGATACCGCGCTGACCGTTGCGCAGCTTATCTCTATCGTCGTACTCCTACCGGCAGGAGCATTCCGGGCATGGCGCAAAATAGACGAAAGATTGACAGAGCAGGATTCAAGACTCATCAGGATTGAAAGCCAATTCCACCGCAACGGAGGAAGCACGCTACGCGACCAAAATGACAGAATGGAGCGCGACCTAGCAAAACTCACAGGCCGGTTCGACCAGCACATAGAAGAAGGTCGTGAGTAAAACTTTCTTGGGGGGCGCATTAACATTGACATTACTGCTAAGCGGTTGCGGGTATCAGGGGTATACAAGGTACCCATGCCAAGAGTTCGCAAATTGGGCAAAGGCAGAATGTAATCCGCCGCAATGCGAAGCAATCGGACAATGCACAAAGGATTTGTTACCAGATGTGGAGACGCAAAATGGCTAAACACAGATTTACGCCGGAAGAATTACATGCACGCTTAATTGTCACAATAGGCGTCTTGCTGGCCTTCGTGTTCGCAGGTTCAGTCTTCGCCATGCTTTACGCGTTGGTATTCGTAACACAGCCAATGGCGCAAGCACCTAACGACGCAGCATTTATTGACCTCGTATCTACTTTGTGCGTGTTCCTTACTGGTACGCTCTCAGGCATACTTTCAGCAAACGGATTAAAGTCCAAGCCGAAAAACAAAGAAGAAGGAGAAATAAATGAGCATCAGTAAAGTGCTTGAACTATGTAAGGCAACTGTCGGTTATACAGAAAATGCAAATAACGACACGACATTCGGCAAGTGGTTCGGCCTAAACAATCAACCTTGGTGCGCGATGAGCGCTTCAAAGATGTACTTCGACGCTGGCATTATCGCGTCTGTGGCAAACACTAGAAAAGGATTTGCCTCATGCGACGCTTGGTTAAAGTACTTAACGAAAAACAATCAAATAGTGCCTATCGGACAAGCACAGCCGGGAGACCTAGTATTCTTCCAGTTCGACGAAGACGCGCAGCCTGACCATGTAGGAATTGTACAATTCCACAATAAGACATTTAAGACACTAAATGTCTACGAAGGAAACACATCAGACAACAACAAAGGCAGCCAATCAAACGGAGACGGGTTCTACTTAAAGAAGCGCAGCTACGCTACGATTATGGCAATCGCAAGACCAAAAGGAGTAGCATGAACAAGACATTAAACGCAGCATTAGCCTCATACGGCCGCGCAGCGCTAGTAGCAATCGTGGTTGCAATTTCAATGGGCAAGACAGAGCCGCGCGACCTACTAACAGCGGCAGTAATCGCTGTAGCCGCACCGGTACTAAGAGCAATCAATCCTAAAGATGCAGCGTTCGGCCTAGTAGCCAATAACGCAGCGGCAGAGATTGAGAAGCTTCTAAAGGCAGATACAAAGAAGAAGGCAGTAAAGAAGTCCGCAAAATAAAGATAAAAACCAAATAGCGAGGAACCTCCAACTGACGGGGAACGGTTGGAGGTTCTTGCATTTAACGGCTAAGATTATGCACAGGAGGCATACACATGGCACTAGCAAAGAAGTTACAAGAGATTGGCGAAAGCCGAAACAAGATGTATTGCGCATACAAGAAAATGTATGACTCTTTAACACCGGAAGACCAAAAGGCATTAGACGAAGCATGGGCAAAGAAGTATTCGGCTAACGAAATCATGATGGCGTTGCGAGCAGAGGGAATTAAAACAAGCAACGAGTCAATCAGACGACACCGAATTGGAGCATGCGATTGCCAAGAAAAGAAATAAAAGAAATCTTGGACGAGCGCCAAAACATTTACGGTGACGCGCATAAAAACTTTGCTATCGCCGGCAAGATTTGGGGCGCAATGCTGCAAAGAGAAGACATACCAGCATGGCAGGTAGCACTCATGTTAGACGCATACAAGAGCGTTCGCTGCTTCGCTAACCCGGCGCACGAAGATTCATGGCAAGACAAACTCGGTTACACAATTCATGGCCGCGAGATTGCGATGACAGATGAGCCTTAAAGACAAGTTCGACGAATTACCGGAAGACATTGAAAGCAGCGATGTAACCGAATTACGCCGCGCGCTAATGCGTACACAAAAGAAGTTGATGGAAACAAAGCAAAAGGTAGACGACCTAGTAGCAGCAACACATCAAGCGGCATACGACGCAACACTAGCGGCAGGAAAGATTAACCCGGTAGCGGAACCGAAGTTAGAGAAGAGCAAGAAAAAACCGGAAGTAGCGTTGTGGCATTTGACGGATTGGCAAGGCGCAAAGAAAACAACAAGTTACAACAGCGAAGTAATGCGCGAGCGCGTCATGACATTCGCAGACAAGGCAACAAGGATTACCGAAATCCACAGAGCAGACCACCCGGTAGATGAAGTTTTTATCCTCTTCGGAGGAGACATGATTGAAGGCCTCTTTAACTTCCCGAGTCAAGCATTCGAAATAGACGCAACCCTATTCGAGCAGTATGTAAATGTCAGCCGCCTGTGTGTAGATGTAGTACGGCACGCACTTAGCAATTACAAGAAGGTAACGGTCGTACCGGAATGGGGCAACCATGGACGAATCGGAAGCAAGAGAGACAATGTACCTCGGTCAGATAACTTCGACCGTATGTGTTACGAATTAGCGAAGCAGCTTCTACAAGGCGAAAAGCGATTGACATGGCAGGATTGCCCGGAAGACATACAGCGAGTAGAGATTGGTAATTACAAAGCGCTACTAATTCACGGAGACGAAGTAGGGCGCAACGGATTCGCGTCACCGGGAGCGATTGTGCAACACGCAAACAGATGGCGCAGCGGTTCTTACCCGTGGGATTTCAGAGATGTATACATCGGCCACTACCACACACACGCAGAGTGGGCTATGGCAAATGGACAAGGCTCCGTCTATCAAACGGGCAGCACAGAGAGCGACAACAGATACGCAGGAGTAATGCTCGCGGCAAGCGCAACTCCGTCGCAACGATTGCATTTCATAGACCCGGTAAAAGGCCGAGTAACAGCCGGATACAAAGTGTGGCTAGACTAATGGAGAAAACATTGCAGATACATCTAGCGGAGCAACGCGACGCAATACGGCAAGCGATTATTGACGAGCCGGAACCGACAGACATGAGTTGGCAAAACAAAGTAATTTGGGAGATGGCGCGGATACGATTCACAGCGATTGTAAACGAGGCGGCAAATGCCTACCTATGAATTTAAGTGTCCAAAATGCTTACGATTGGAAGAGCAGCATTTCGGATTCAACGATGAACACAAACTACCTTGCCCGAGTTGTAAGACAGAGATGGGCAAAGTAATCAACGCAACGCCGGCTATCTTTCATGGCGGAGGCTGGGGCGGAAAACCCTAAGCGCTAGTTATCCAAGACTTTCCGCGAGTATCCTGTAAAGCAAACTGAACAGCACCGCCGGAATAAATGTCATACTTTATAGCGGTCTGAACAGCGCGTTCAACAACTTCCACAGCTTCTTCCCAATCGTCAACCTCAGCGACATTAAGCGCCTCGGCAGCACCAAGAGCCAACTCCATACCGGAGCCGGTTACATACACGCGGTTAGAAGTCCGCTCGACACCATAGGCCTCGTCAATCAAATACAAAACGCCATTGACAGCGACAATAAACTCATTGTCGTGCTGGGCAACATCTCCGTCATCTTTCATGTCATAACCGGCAGCCTGAAAACATTTACGAAGAGCAGGAACAAAGACATTCACCATAAAGCGGTCAAGATTTGACTTCGGTGGAGGAGGAGGATTAAACGCGTGCTGGATAAGGTTCATGCCGCGAACAAGACCAGCGGCAGCAACAAGGTACTTACCGTTCTGCGCAATTTTGCCCATAGGGGAGCAGTCGGCAGAGAGATGATAAGAGGTAGTTTGCGAGTCACCGGCGATTAAACACCAATCCTCGTGCTGAACGGCGATAAGAGTTGTCATAGGGCAATCCTCTCATACGACACGCCGAAGCCTCACATTACGAGAAGAGCGACAAAACGGAATAAACAAGGCACAATTGGCGGCAACAGGTTCCAAGAAGGAACCCACTACGGAAGGCACAGCATGGCAAAGTTCGATTTAGAGACATACGAAACAGTTGAAAGCAGACTGGTCAAGTTCTGGCAAGACCACCCAAACGGCAGAGTGTTCACGGAGTTGGTATTTCATGACGAGCGCCGATTCATTGTCAGAGCAGAGATTTACTTTGATAAAGACGACCTCAATCCAACAGCAACCGGATACGCCGAAGAGATTGTTGGAGCGTCACCCGTCAACCGCACCTCAGCCCTAGAAAACGGAGAGACCTCCAGCATTGGTCGCGCATTAGCCAACTGCAATTACGCTTCACAGGGCAAGCGCGCAAGCCGCGAGGAGATGGAGAAGGTACAGCGATACCAAGACGAACCTCGTAAAGCACCGAAGAGCAAAGAAGCAAAGGTCTACACGCCGGAACAGATTACAGCGGCAGCACTAGCAATCAGCGAAGTTCAGATTGCGCAAAACATTACAGAGGCGCGACGCATTTGGGATACGAACAAAGATTTATTGGACGTACCAGTAAACGGAACAACTCTCAAAGACGAATTAAACACAAAGGCTGCGCAGCTTCAATGAGCGACGACCTACAACTGCCGCTAACACCATACGCCGGAACAAGCGGTTGGAGAGGCAGCGAAGCAAGCCGCGACCGAGTTATCCAAGATGACGCAAACGGTTCAACATCATTAAAGCAACGCATTAGTTTGCACCGAGTACGCACGCAAGGCGCACGCGGATTGACTTGGAAAGAATTGGGAGAGATTGAGAATTGGCACGCAGGGCAGTCCAGCGGCGTTCTTTCAGTTCTACATAAAGAAGGATTCATCTACCGCCTAAAAGAAAAGCGCAATCGCTGTTCAATTTATGTGACAGAGGAATACATCAACAACAGAGCAACATCAGAGCGCAAGGTACAAGATACCTGCAAACATTGTGGAGGAAAACTATGAGCGACAAGACAAAGAAGTTCGAACCATCAACAGGTTGGTTAGTAGCAATCAACCATCAGCAAGTCAGTATCCACCGACTCGCAGAGGCATTAAACCTCGACGGAGTTACGGTTGGCAAAGCATTGGACGCAGCCGGATACCAACTAACACCTGACCCATTCGGTTACGCGTCAGATTCATGGAAGGTCATGGAGATTGAAAAGCGCAAGGCGAAGGAACATTTATCAGTTGTACAAGACAAGACAGACATCGCGGACAGCGTTAGCGAGTTAGATGAAGAGGAGCTTGCCGGTGAGTAAGTTTTGGCACGTCGTAAAAGAAAAACTGGTTTGTTCAATCATAGGACACGATTGGTTTGAACTTTGCTGCTTACGCTGCTGGAAGTTTGTACCGGAGCGATGGGAGATAAGAGCAAATGACTAATGTAGTTACACCGGCGCAGATTGAGAAGCGACTATACGACCTCAGCAAAGAGATTGACGACTCACACAGCGAGTTAGTAGAGGTCGAAAGCCATTACAACAGTTACAAAGCGCAATACGAAATTGCAATAGCGCGTAGCAGAATGATTTACAGCACCAAGTCTTCACCGACAGGAAAGAATTACACCGTCAGCGAAAGAGAAGACATGGCGCTACTAGAAAACGAAGAGTTGCATTTACGAGTAGCAATGGCGGAGGCGCAAGTTAAGGCAGCAAGAGCAAACGCAGCGCGTATCAAAACGCAAGTAGAGATTGCGCGCAGCATTGGAACATCAGTACGCAGTTCATTGGAGGCATTGTGAGCAAAGAAAACAAAGAAGGACTAAACCAATCCCTGTTGGAGAGCTTCATAGACGCGTACATCAAAACGCACCCGGGTGTAAGCCGCGAAGAGGCAGCAAAAGAAGTCGCCGAATTAGCGATGCACCATGATTGAGAAGATTCACCTGTACGACCAAGCGCTCGCCTTCATAAGAGAGGACGCGCACAAAACAGTTGTAAACGACTCAGGAATAAAAAACATAAACGGCGGAACAGCGGTAAACGCTTGGGAAGTCCTAGCGCATGAGTTCGAGTATTACTGGCGACATGTAATCGGAGAAGAAGTTACGAAGGCATTAAAACTCAATGTGGAGGATTTGACGCCGGCAATCCTGCTCGACTCACAATACTTGCTAGACACAATTTGGAAGACGGAGACAGAATGACTGACCTAAACGAGTTACTAAGCAAGAGCCTAAGCGCCTACGATAAAAACAGAGACCGCAGCAAGCAAGTAGAAATCGGTCCAAGCAGTATAGGAGGCTGCCGCCGCAAGGTTTATTACCAGCTTCAAGACGCACCGAAGACAAACCCGGACACCGAGGCACTAGCAGCAATCCTCGGCACATTCATCCATAGCGGCATAGCCGAAGCGATTAAGAGAGAAGACCCATTCGGTGACAACTTCCTAATCGAACAAGCGTACGAGTACGAAGGACTGAAAGGCCATTGTGATTTATTTATCAAGGACATCGGCCTCGTCGTGGACTGGAAGACCACAAAGAAGAAGAGCCTCAGATACTTTCCGAGCGAACAACAGCGTTGGCAAGTTCAACTGTACGGCTACCTTCTAACGAAAAATGGACACAAAGTAAACGAAGTGTCTCTAGTAGCGGTACCGCGCGACGGCGACATGAGCGAGATACGAGCGCACCGGGAGCCATACGACGAAGACATGGCGCTAGCCGCAATCAAGTGGCTGGAAGAAGTTAAGGAAATGGCGGCAGCAAACACGCCACCGCCGGCAGAAAAGTGGGCAGGGTTCTGCGCCGCTTACTGCTCTTACTACGACGCGAGCGGAGTAAACGGGTGTCCGGGTACGACCAAATAAATTGGGCTGACGCAGCTTGTGAAGGCGCACCGACAAACCTCTTCTACATCATTGAAGAAGATAAACGAGTCATCAACCTGATTGGGCTGGAACCGGTAAGAAGGATTTGCGGTTCCTGCCCGATTTGGAACAAGTGTCTCGCCTACGGAATGCGTCACGAGATTTACGGCATGTGGGGCGGACTGTCTTCCAAAGAGCGAGCAGCGCTAAAGAAAAACGACGGGTCGTACGCGCAGGAAACAGCGACACTCGAATTGACCAAGTACGGAATACCACGACAAGAGATAGAGGCAATCACGCATGAGTATCAGAATTATGAGCGAAGTCTGGCGAACCAACTTACCAACGACAGAAAAGATGATTCTCCTCGTAATCGCTGACCACGCAACAGACGAAGGCGATAACGCATGGCCAAGTCAGATGACGATTGCGACCCGGGCGAGTTGCAATGTCCGGACAGTTCAGCGCAGCATTAACAAGCTTGTGGAAGACGGCTGGCTGTGGGTTGAAAAGCGGGGAGGCGGGTCGGCAACCTGCCGAGACGACAGGAGACCGCACCGATACACAATCGTGTTAAAGAAGTTACGAGGCGACAAAACGCCGCCGCGTCAAGAAGTACGACCCGACATTGACGACGCTAACGACCCGACATTGACGACGGCTACGGGGCGACATTCACGTCTCATGAAACACCCTAATGAAACACCCATTGAAACACCCGGAGAGTTCGATTTATTTTGGAAAGCGTATCCAAGAAAAACGGCAAAGGGAGCAGCAAGAAAAGCGTGGGACAAACTGTCAGAGGAAAACCGCAAGGCGGCATTAGCCGGCGCAAAGAGATTCGCGGCAGACCCGAACCGGGAAGACACATACACGCCATACCCTGCGACATGGCTCAACGCAGAGCAATGGGAGGACGAACCCCTACCACCCGCTAAGAGGTCACAGGAGGCCATTAGAGCGGAGGAGACAGCAAGGGCTAGGGAAAAGGCACGACTCGACCGCGAAGCGTCTGAGAGGCTGGCGCAGCTTCAAGAAGAGGCAAGGGCAAAGGCGGTTCCAATGCCGGATTACCTGAAGGATTTACTGAAGCGCGTCTAAGCGCAGAGAGGAGGAGGCCATGGAGTGGATAGCGATTTACCTAATCGGGGTCACGCTCGTGCTTGTGTTCAATCACGGAGCGCACCGGAAGTAGAGTTTGCTCAGATTATCCGTAAGGGTTACACTTATCCGTAATCTACCTCACAGCGGAGGAGGTGAAATGACAAGCACGCTCGTAACAACAGACGCGTCGCACCTACAATTTGGCGACCGCGTAATTATCAACTCAAAAACATGGACGGTAAAAGGAATTGAAGGTCCGGACAACATAGGCACCTACGATTTGTTTTTACTAGACGAAGATAACCAGCCGGGAACAGCAATCGTAAATGGCCGGGTTACAATTTCAATGTGATTGAGTTCAGAGTAAACGGATTACCAGTTCCGCAAGGGAGCATGAAGGTAATCAACGGGCGAGTGCTTCACTCGCAGGGCAGCGCGCTCGCGGTTTGGCGTTCCACCATAGCGTGGGAAGCGACCCTAGCCGGGTGCAAGCCGGAAGAGGGAGCAATCAAAGTCACCCTCCTGTTCATCATGCCGCGACCCAAAACGGTCAAAAGAGCGGAACCGAGCGTAGCGCCGGATTTGGACAAGCTTGTGAGAGCAGCGCTAGACGCGCTCACCTCCGTAGCGTACGGAGACGACGGGCAAGTCACAGAAATACACGCCATGAAGATTTACGGAGGAGTACCCGGGCTGGAAGTACGCGTGGAAAAAACTTAAAAAAACTTTCGGAAATCGGGAGACAAAAGTGCCATTCGGGGGCACAATTAATGCAACAGAGACCGACAGCGTCTCCCAAGCGTTAGGACAGGCAAATGACAACAGCGACAAAGTACGAAAAAAACATTGCTGCACTCGGACTTTCAGAGACAGACGCATACAACGCAATCACAGTCACATACAAGAAGCAGCGTTACACCTTCTACACAGACGGCGCAGGATTGGATTACTTCGACACAAACGCAGACCAGTCAATCGGACACGAATTGTTCTGCAAGCTTGTAGACGAATACCGCACAATCAGCCTCCTACAAGCGCTCATCAACGCCGGAGCAACAATCGTGCCAGTCAAGAAAATCGGCGGTTACAAACTTTACAAAATCCAAGGTCATTACGAATTGTGGCGCGGCCGCATGACAAGCAAAAACGGCTACCGCGCAGGTTACGTATCAAACCCGGAGGACATGCAAGTAGCAATTGACGCAGCCGAAGAAGAAATGCGTTGCCTAATGGCGGAGGCAATCTAATGAGCAGATTTGTAGACGACGGAGCCGGCTCAGTTTGGAAAACAAAGAAGGACAAGTACCAATGCTTCGATTGCGGAAAGAGCTTCCCGGAGTCATACCTCATGATGCTGCATTACGACTTTCACCGAGGCGAACCGACAGTACGCGAGGCCGGGTGCTTCTGCGCAAAAACATACGATGTACGCGTAGGCATTTGCTTCAACTGCGGATACCAGCACAGCAACGGGTGGCGCGTAGTAAACGGAGTGGCGGTAACAGAGTGAGTATCGTCGTCGGAGGCCACAATCTCACCCACATCACCTGCGGCGAGTGCTACAAGAAAATGACCCGGGAGGAGTACGCCTACGGCCACGATTGCGAGGCGTAAAAAAACTTCTTCGACACGCCGGCAGCCATCTTTACACGATTCGGCACTCAGGAACAGAATTGAGCCAACAGAGACCAACCGGTCTCCCAACAGTTAGGAAAACAAATGACAACAACAGTAGAAAACATTGGAACATTCAAGCGCAGCGAAGAAGTCGAAGGTACTTGCTTACAAGGTTACATCGAGGCAACAAGACAAGAATTGGAAGAAGTCTTCGGAGCAGCCGGACATGGCGATGACTACAAGTTCTTCTTCCATTGGGGAATTGAAATCCAAACTCCAAACGGCAAAACACACATAGCAACAATCTACGACTGGAAGTACGACCGAATTGCACCCGCAACAGAAAAGATTCAATGGAACATTGGCGGCAACTCAATCGAAGCAGTACGCCTAATCTCAGAGATTCTTTGCGAACAATTGCAAGTCACACCGTTCTACACGAAAGCGCAGCGCCGATAATGAGAATGGAACGCAAGTTTGTAATCCGACGCAGGATTGCGGCATTAGCCGTAGCAGCTTCATTAGTAGCAGCATTTACATACGCAACGCGCGACACATGCTATGTCGGAGAAGGCGGCAACGCATTAGGTTACGGAAGTTGCACAGAAATGATTGACCAAGTAATTAAGGGAGGCAAGTAATGTCAAGGAACCTGATAGCAAACTTAAAAGATTTCCGTTGCACTAATTGCGGAATTGAGTACCAGTCACTTCACGCTTACCAGCATGTAGTACTAGGAGTTGTGTGTAACGACTGCATGAATGTCCAAGTCACAGAGAGCCAATGGGCATAACATGACAACATTAAAGAGAACAGAGATTGACCTACGCGAAAAGATTGCCGCAGAGATTATGGCGCAAGCAGAGCGCGAAAACGACAAGCACATACTAAGAGCAATCGGCATAGTACGAGCGCCGCTCAACCATAATTCAATCTGCCCGTGTTCCTTGTGCGACAAATGGGAAATCAAAAGTTGCACCGACAGTTGCAGCAAGCACCGCAAAATCACAATCCAAGAGGCAACCCGGTTAGCAGAGATTCAGCATGTAAATCCAACAGACGAATTTACTTGCGAGTGGTGCAATCACGGACAAAACGAGTGGAAGATTACAGAGCTTCTATTCGACATTGAAAACGAGTTCCCAATCACACCTTGCTGCCATACAGAGGCAACAGAGGCACTAGACATTCCGGAGCCGGACGACGACCAGCGCCGGGAAGACGAAGACAGTTACCGTTACTCGGTAGTAGGGAGATAGAAATGACGATACGAAGCAACGAGCAGGAAGACCGCGAATACAGCGGTTGGAAGAATTACGCGAGTTGGAATGTAATGCTACACATTGACAACGATTACGGGATTTACAAAGGCGCAGTAGCGTTCATGAAAGATTACAAAGGCAAGCAACCGTACAGAGATTTCTGCATAGATTCAGGACTGGACACGCAAAAAACGCCTGACCGCATAAATTGGATTTCAGATAAACTGGATTACCAAGCGCTGAACGCAGCGATGTGGGAGATGGCACCCGAAGGAGCGAGGAAGATTCAATAATGGATTACGACCCGATTGTCAGAGAGTTCATGGTGACATCATCAAAGATGTTGCGTAAAGGCGCACGCAGGAAAGACCCAAAACTGATGTGGGCAATCCTAATGAACCTCGACAGCGTGTTGGATTCATTTGTACAAGCAGCGGAGGAGCAATACCTCGTAGCGCAGCTTCAAGAAGACATTAAGAAAAGAGAGCAGCAAGAGACAGAATTCAGAAGAATCGAGCGTTAAAGCGGCCATCATTCCGCCAAGTTTGGTCATGACGGCGTCCTAACCATGCCTAGCCAATACTGCGCTCCCTTCGGTCGCCGGGGTTTCGTCATCTCTACCCGGCGGCCGAACCTGAAATTACCGGTACAATTAAACCCACTATTCGCTATCACCAATCAAAGGGGAACGAAAATGAATAGCAACGACACCATGATAAGCCGAAAGAATTGCGCGTATGGCGCATGGCATTACGGACAGCAACTCTGCGGAGTTTGTGCGAAAGGGCGGAAGGCCGCCGAATAAAGATTAGAAGCAAAGTCCTTACAGCGGCCATCTTGGTTGGACTTTGTAATTCCATTATCCCCGGAGTAGCAACGCCATTAACAATTACGCCGGAGCAGCACGCGCAAGTACACCCAAAACTGGCGGCAGAGAAGGCAGTACTAGCGCAATGGGGCAAGCGCGCCGAGTGGAAATGCTTGGAGCAGCTTGTGCAACGCGAGAGCGGCTGGCGGATACACGCATTAAACAAGTCTTCCGGCGCATTTGGCCTCTTCCAGTTTTTGCCAAGCACATGGGGTAATTACAAGTTCCCATACAAGCCAAAAGAGGCTAGTATTCAGATTACGGCCGGATTACGGTACATCACCAAGAGATACGGCACTCCCTGTAAGGCGTGGGCATTCTGGCAAAGCAACGCAGCAAAGGGCAATCCGTGGTACTAAGGAAAGAGGAACAATGGACAAGAAGGTCGTGGAGATTGTCCAGCAACGCGCAGGAGATTACTGCGAAGCTTGTGGAGCAGCCGCGCAGGAAAGCATGGCGCTACATCACAGAAAACTAAAATCACGCGGAGGCAAGGACACGCCGGCAAACCTAATTTCGGTACATCACAAGTGCCACAATCTAGGAACAGACAGTATCCACCTCAACCCGGAATGGGCAGAGGAGCGCGGATACATGGTGCCGAGTTGGCGCGAACCGCAGGAGTGGCCGATAACTTTGCCTGACGGCCGATTCGCATTACTATTGGACGACGGAACAAGAAAAATACTAGAGGAGAAGGCACATGAATAACATCACGACAAAAGGCAACATCGGCAGCGAGCCGGAAATCAAGTTTGTAGGCGACCTCGCCATAGCAAGCTTCTCATTAGCGCATACACCGCGCCGCAAGAGCAAGGCGACGCAAGCATGGGAAGACGGCGAAACCATGTGGTATCGAGTTACATTCTTCGGCTCAAAGGCAGAGGGCATTGTAGACAACTACGCGAAGGGCGACTCAGTAATTCTTGTAGGTATGCTGTCACAAAACACATACACCAACAAAGACGGTAAGACCGTAACCGGATTAGAAATCAACGGAACAGAGATTGCCAAGATAGCAAAAGGGCAAGCAACAAAGACAAAGTACATTGAAGAGAAGGTAGAAGCGCCGGCATGGTAGAGATGAGTTCGCAGGAAGTCGCGGAGTATCTAGGCATAACGATTAACAACCTGCGCCAAATCCAGCACCGGAAAACGCTGGAGTGGAAGCGCAGAGAGTGGCGTAATGTCTACTACGACCGAGCGGAAGTCGAGGCGTACAAAGCCAAGCGCGAAGAGCGTAAGCAACGCTAATGTATCCACATGGCAATAGTCATCACGGAAGAGGCCAGCGTCAGCGACATTGACGAGGCCATGCGCCACATACAAAACATGCTGGCGGAACCCGGCATTGAAAAAAACCGGCGCAACATTCTGTTGAGCAGCTTGGACGACTTACTCGACGCGCGACTTGAGATTACGCAACTGCAAGACTTCTTGATAGAGTTGGAGCAGGAGGCAGACAATGGAAATCAAGGAAGTAGCGCTAATAACATTAAAGCCATACCCGAATAACCCGCGTAAAGGCGACATCAATTTAATTGCAAAGAGCCTAGAGACATACGGCCAGTACAAACCAATAACAATTAACAAGCGAACAAACGAAATCCTCGCGGGTAATCACACAGCGCAAGCAGCACGCAAACTAGGTTGGGCAACAATCAAGGCTGTATACATTGACGCAGACGAAAACACCGCAGCAAAGATTGTGTTAATGGACAACAAGACCAGCGACGCAGGAGGATACGACGACGCAACGCTACTCGGCTTACTAGATTCAATCGGCGACCTCGACGCAACCGGTTACACAGACAAAGACCTAAAAGAGCTTCAAAGCCTGTACGACACACCGGAACCGGCACTACGCAATACGGTCATGGGCAAATCACTAAAGGATTGGCAAGAGACACTCAACCAGCGCACATCAAGAATTATCATGTTCGACATGAACAAACCGACTTACATGTGGGTAGCAGAAAAACTAGAACAGTTCCGTGAAGAAAACGATTTACCAAGCAGCACGAATGCACTTATACGCCTAATAGAAAAGATTTCAGGGGAAGGCGCACCGGAATGAACGCAGAGAAGGTTCCATTAGACCAGTTACACCAATACCCAAATAACCCGCGCAGAGGCAACATCAAACTAATCGCGGAGTCATTGAGCGAGTACGGGCAGTACAAACCGATTACAGTAAACAAGGCGACTAACGAAATCCTCGTAGGCAATCACACCTACGCAGCGGCAAAAGAATTAGGTTGGACAGAGATAGAAGCGACATTCATTGAAGTAGATGCAGAGACCGCAGCAAAGATTGTCTTAATAGACAACAGAGCAACCGACCTCAGCGAGTACGACAATAACGCGTTACTAGAATTACTAGAGCGACTCAACGACCTAGAACATACGGGATACGGCGATGACGAGTTCGACGATGTACTAGCGCGCATAGAGGAAGAAAAAACACCGACGGTAATTGACGGCCTAGCAAAGACCGGACAAGCAGAGATAGCCTCGCAGATTGAAGGCCTAGCAGACAGATACAAGGCGGTAGACACAAAGGTCTTCATGGTGGAATTGGAAAACACGCTGTACATCTGGACGATTGAGCAACTAGGCAGATACCGAGCAAAGACTGGAGCCATGAGCAACTCGGACGCGCTGGTAAAATTGCTGGAGGAAAACTACGGCGAAAAGGCTCCACAATGAACGATAATGTGATTGACATGGACGAATACAGAGAAAAGAAGTTCCGGGCATCAATAAAACCGGAACAAATGTACGACCACGAATTACTAAAAATTGAATACGAAGCATACAAGGCGCGACACAGAGCGGAAAAGGAACAGAATGAAACTATCTGAGTTACCAGTAATCCGAGTATCCCGTGTAATGAGCGTAGAACAGGCGACAGAGCTTGTGGGAACGACGGTGCCTGACTTAGAAGCGAATTGCCGAGAAGCAGCCATCTTCATTGACGCAGAGACAGAGGAACCAATCCTCGCTTACATACCGATGGAAGACGAAGTCAATCTGTTGCGAGCGTCTGTAAAGGCAATCCGTTACGGAACGACAAAGAGAGTCAGCACCGGAATGGAAAACCAATCCCGGACATTCGGCATGGCTCCACGCAAGGTATTCCAGCGCAGAGAGAGTTGCAGACCGACGACATTGGCAAACGAGCAACCGGAGGAGCATGCA